ATAGCAGCAACAAGATTGTCTGCGAATACTACAGCTGGATTTTCCATCGTTAAGTATGTTGGCGATGGGAATAACGGAGCAACTATCGCTCATGGATTATCTGTTACGCCTGAGTTGGTTCTTGTAAAAAATCTTTCAGCTACTGCAAACTGGTTAGTTGGTGCTTACTCTGTTTATGGAACATCTGGTGGTGAGGAAGGCTACCAGATTCTTAATCTAGCTAATGCGGTTAATTATAGTAATGGTGGCTTTTATGATACACCGACAGCAAGTGTAATAGAAATGGGTAGTTGGGATAATGTCAATGAAAATCTAGATGATTTTGTTATGTATTGTTTCCATTCAGTAGAAGGCTACTCAAAGGTAGGTAGCTACACTGGGAATGGGAATGCAGATGGTGCATTTATTTACACTGGCTTTAAACCAGCGTACGTTATGTCCAAATATATTGGTGTAGTAGATGATTGGAGGATAATGGATACAGCGAGAAGCACATACAATGTTGCAACCAAAAGGCTTTATGCAAATACAACTGCTGCGGAGTTTGATGGCGCTAGCCAATCTAAAGATTTCTTGAGCAATGGGTTTAAGATTAGGACTGATGAAGCTGGATTTAATGCAAGTGGTGGCGTTTATCTGTATCTAGCATTCGCAGAATCACCCATGAAGTTCTCCAATGCCCGGTGATATGAAATTCAAATACTCAAACGCGAGGTAAATTATGTGGCACAGTGATACATTGGGTGTCATACGGACACCAAAAGAAATAACGATAAATGGTGTAACTCATCCTCGCCAGATATTCCGTAAATGGAGTAAGGCGCAACTGGCTGAGTTAGGGATTACCCCTGCGCGAGTAGAGGTTCCTGACCAACGCTACCATAATACTGGTGCGGAAACACTTACTCTGGTAGATGGTGAGACAGTAATAAGCTACGCCACTACAGAGAAAGATGTGGAAGGATTAAAGAAGCAGATAGTACAAAAGATAAAAGCTAATGTTGGTTCATTGCTTTCCTCTAGCGATTGGAGGGTTATACGAGAGGCTGATGGTGGAACTGCAATGACAGCTGCATGGAAGACCTACAGGAATGAGGTAAGGGCGCATGGCAATAGCCTTGAGTCTGGGGTTGAATCCTTTGCCAGCTTACAGGCCGTTAAGAACTTCCAGAATCATGAGGTTGTAGAGGTGAGGTACAAGTCTACTTATGACGCAGAGGGAAATGAAACAATCGGCCCAGAAACAGAGAATCATAATCGCACAGTAGATAAAACATACTGGGATTGGCCTGTTGCACCAGATGCAGAAGTCGATCCATACCATGTTAGATATGAATAATGGCATTTATACCTATAGATAAAGTAGGTGAAGTTGGTATAGTTAAGGAAACCTCTCCTTGGCAGTTACCCCCTAATGTCTGGAGTGACGGTAATAATATAAAGACAGAAGAAGGCTCCATAAAGAAAACCCCTGGTTATTCAGAGGTAATGAAGACATGCCCTGTAGCCCCATACCACCTTATGCAGCTTACTTTAGGAACTCCAGAGTTCTGGGTAGCTTGCGGTCTTACAGCAATCTATGCCTATGATAATACCAACTCTTCTACATTATTGAATGGTGGTATAAATGCTAGTGTTACTACAGTAACTGTAGATAGTACAACTAATTTTGAGTCAGTTGGTACTATTACAGTTGGGACAGAAAATATAACGTATACGGGGAAGACCTCTACAACCTTTACTGGCTGTACAAGAGGAGCAGACAGTACCTCTGCTGCATCTCATGCTGATGATGCTACAGTAACCAGAGCAACAAAGTGGTATAATATTACCAGATCAAGTGGAGCTTATTCAGCTACAGCAGCAGAAAACTGGACCTCTACCATTATTGGTGGTGTTCTTGTCTTAACTAACAATTTTGATAAACCGCAGTATTGGGCCTTAACTGATGGAGTTCCACTCTCATCTACTTTGATGCAAGATCTAAGTTATTGGCCTAGTTTGACGCTGTTAAATGGTGCTATAACTAGTACAACTAGCACTTCTGATATAACTGTAGACTCTACAGATGATTTCCCAACATCTGGAACTTTTACTGTAGATAGCGAGGATATATCGTATACTGGAAAAACATCTACGACATTTACTGGAATATCGAGAGCGCAGAATGGGACAACAGGCGCTACTCACCTAGACAATGCTCCAGCTTTTGTTAATGTTTATTGTAAGTCTATCAGAGCATTTCGGTCTTTCCTGGTTGCTCTCAATATAAATAGGGGTGGTGTATCTTACCCTAGAGTTGTAAAGTGGAGTACAGAAGCTGGGATACAGGATGTTCCATCCTCATGGAATGAAACGACGAGTACCGTTGATGCTGGTGAGTATGAATTGGCAGACACGAAAGGTGATATTCAGGATGGTCTTCAGTTAAGGGACACCTTTATGATATATAAGGAAGATGCTACCTACTCTATGAGTTTTGTTGGCACTCCTTTTATCTTCTCTTTCAGGCAGCTATCTCCCACAATTGGGGCTATAGCAAAGAACTGCGTAGCTGAGTTTGATGGTGGTCATGCTATCTTTGGTAAGGGTAACTTCTACATCAATGATGGTCAACGTCTAAAGCCTATACTTCCACAGAAGTTAAAGGAGTATGTGTTCACCACGCTTGATGGCGCTAGGGTAAGTGAATGTTTTGTTGCTGCTGACTATGGCAGGACTGAGATACTGTTCTGCTTCACGGCTGATGGCGCACCCACTAATCAACCTAACAAAGCTATAGTCTGGAACTATATTACTAATACGTTCTGTATTAGAGATTTACCTGATGTAGCGCACATGGGTTATGGTAACGTAGGAAACCCGACTACTGCTACTACATGGGCTGACACAACTACATATTGGAATACTATTGATGGTCCCTGGACTATGAGCTATGACCTTCAAGATAAGGTTTTACTTTTTGCTGACCCATCAAATACAAAATTATATAGGGATAGGTCTGGCAATAAAGAGGATACGTCTAATATGTCTTCCTATATTGAGAGAACAGGATTATCTTTGGATGAGCAGGGCAGACCTGACCAGACTTCCGTAAAACATATTTCCTCTATCTGGCCCAAAATGTCAACCAGCAGCACGAATACTGTTAATGTTTATCTAGGAACTCAAATGAGTACACAGGATGGTGTAACCTGGGGTGACCCAGTTGTATTTGATCCTGATACGCAGTCTAAAGTATCTGTACGAGGAACTGGGAAATTGTATGCAGTTAAGTTTGAGTCTACTACAGATATGGAATGGGAGTTAGACGGGTATACAATTGAAGTGAAGAGTGCTGGCAAGAGGGGCGGTAGAGGTCACACGTAATGGCTACCTACGTTGATCGTGTAGAAACAAGTATTGTTCGGTATGAGCCAGGACCACTACCAGAGAATGTTGAAGATCTTGGTGGTTACGTTGTTAGTGAGTTAAAAAGGTTGGGTGATATAATATTAAACCAGTCTTTGGTTAGGATAGATAGAACACACATAGAGCCTACAAAACCACGAACTGGTGACATTAGGTATGCAGATGGAACTGATTGGAATCCAGGATCTGGTGGGGAAGGCATTTACTTTTATAACGGAACGTCATGGGTAAAACTTTAGAAGAAACAAGATCTAGGGGTGTTGTCATGGGAGAGTGCAAGGTTGTTCTTGTCGCTCAAGAAGACATAGAGTATGTTTGGGATGAGGTTGCTCCCTTAATGGATTTGGCTTTAAAGCATTCGGAAGGTGAGCTTCTTACCGAAGATCTTGTAGAGCATTTAGATAATGAAGATCTAAGACTTTGGATAGCCATGAAGAACGATAAGGTGATAGCTGCTATGGTGACAGAAATTATTACCTACCCAAGAAAGAAGATACTTAGGGTTATTACCCTTGCTGGTAAGGATATGAATCTTTGGTATGACTTCCTACCATCAGTAGAAGGGTATGCTTTAAGCCATCAGTGTTCTTCATTAGAAGCGTGGACAAGGAAGGGTATGACTAGAAAATTAAAAGATTGGAAACATTCTTATGACATTATTACAAAAGATTTGAAACCGAGGATGCAATAATGGCTTTAACAAAACCAGGATTATTGGGGGGAACTGCTGCTGGTGGCTACCCAAGTATATGGGGTGGTGCATCAGGAGGTACTGGAATTTTAGGTTATACCCCTGGAAGTGCTGCACCAACTCCAATGCCACCTTATAGCAATCCTGTTCGGACAGGCGGAACACAGTATGGAAACTATGTTAGAAATTACCCAGATCTATTAGCTGCTTTTAAGCATGAGTCTAATACAGTGCCTAATATTGTAGATTGGGGTAAACAGCATTGGCAAAACTTTGGTCAGCACAATCCTAGCAGGATTTTACCAACAATAAAGCAAACAAATCCTTACATATCTAAAGGTGATGTTATAGATTTAGGCCCATCAGCCACAAAGATTGGCTCGGCAGGTCTGCCAATGCCTGATGTAGAAGGATACAAGTATGTTTATCCACGTTATTCATGGGATAACGATGCTGGATGGATGCAAACTGGTTACGAATCAGATATAGATAAGTATGAATACTTCCCGTATTTTCCTGGTAATGTGGGAGATAGGCGAACTAAAGATGGTAGGGTAGTAGAGCATATGTTAGTTGGTGTGCAACTAATTCCAGAGTAGGAGAATATTATGTCAGGTGGATCAAAAGTACAAACAACAAGAACAGAACCGTGGGAGCAGCAGAAGCCCTACCTGGAGACTGGTTTTCAAAGAGCTGAAGATTTATACTCTACTGGAGCTATGACACCAGCTTATTATGGAACTGTGTTAGATCCAGCTACTGGCTCTTACGTCACAGATCCTACTAAACCAACGCTTGCGGGGTTTACCCCAGCAGAACAGGCAGCGCAACAGGCTGCGCTTACTTATGCTATGTCCCCTGCTACAGAACAATTTATGGGGAAAGCTCAAGGCGGGTTAGGTGGTATGCTTGATTATGGTACGGGCGCAATGGATTACGGTGCTGCTGCTGCTCGACCCATGACTACTACAGAATATGGAACTTATACACCATTTGGTCAAGGCCAGTACGAGGATTTGATTGCTGGCAATGTAAATACTGCTGTATTTGGACCGCTGGCTGACGCATATAGACAAGAAGCTATGGGTCAATTGACTGGTGAGGTTCTTCCTGGTATACGGACAGCTATTACACAAAGTCAGGCAGGTGGCGGTACTAGGGGTGATATATTACAGGCTAATGCAGTAGCTGCTGCACAGCAGAGGATATCAGATAACCTAGCTAAAGCAGAGTTTGATGCTTATCAACAGGCGCAGAACCGTAGGATGGATGCTGCACAGATGGGGTTAGGCGCGCAACAGGCAGCCATGGGTTACGGTATGTCTGGAGCTGACGCTGCAAGGGGAGCTTTAGGGCAATATCCTGCTACTCTTCAAGCACCGTTATCAATGACGGATGCTGCATCTGCTGTCGGTGGTCAACAAAGGGCAATGGATCAGGCTGCTATAGATAGGGATATGCAGAGGTACGAATATCAGACTCAGGCTCCTATAACGGGATTGCAGAACTATCTTGCTGGTATATCTGGAGAGTATGGTGGTACATCTCAAGCTGTTGGAGCTGGTGGCCCAAGCCCAATGATGGGTATAGCAGCAGCGTTAGCTGGCAACCCAGCTTTGTTTACCTCTGATGTGCGAGTGAAAGAAAACATAGTACCAGCAGGAAAATGGAAAGATCATAACGCTTACACTTTTAACTATATAGGTGATGATACTAGGTATAGAAGCGTCATGGCGCAAGAGGTTGAACAGACTCATCCGCAAGCTGTAGTTGAGATAGCTGGTATAAAGCACGTTGATTATAGCAAGTTATAAAGAGGTAGGTTATGGATAAAAGAACTTTACTAAACATGTTGGGTTTTAAGAAAGATCCCAGAGAAGAAGAGTACCAGCGATGGCTTCAACTTCAAGGTGGTGGTGGTGTTCCTAATATAGAGGATTACCAAACCATTACCCCTGCTGCTGGCCTTGATCCAGAGTATACTACTACAGATCAACAGGGTTATACTGAAGCTATGGAGCGTTACGATTGGAAGAGG